GCTAAAAATGCGTTATCCTGACCATCTTTATGATTATTTAGTTTTAGAAGATAATAATCTAGTAACTATCAAAATTATAATGAATGTTTCAATAAAATTTTACGAAAAGAAGGGAAATGGAATTTTAAGATATATAATAAAGACTTTCCGATATCCACAATATATAAAAATAAATTGGAGATATAACAGAAATATGTTTAACATTGTAGTTTTCTGTGGCGAAGTCCAGAATGAAGTTTCTTAACTCAGAATTAAGAAAAACGTAAGATTTTTAAAGTGTTTAATAGAAAATATATGAATATGAGAATTGAAGAAAAAGACGGAGAAAGGTTTTTAGTAATTGAAAGTAAGGAGGACTTTGAAGAGTTTAGAAAAATGTTAATTGAGGCTTATTACGAGTTACATCCAGAACAAAAGTCAAAATCTTCCGAATAATCTAAAATAAATATGTATAAGTTTGTCATAAAACGAAAAATAAATCTGATAATGTATGAATAGAGATCTTTGGAGAATATTAACTTTTTTAGTCTTTCTAGTTTTTACATTTTTAGCTTTGATAATTTTATCATTAGGAATTCTAACAAAAAATATATTAGAAATTTTAATATCAGTAATTTTTTCATCTGGAATTTTTGCATTTTTATATACTGTAATTTATGATATTTTTGTAGATATTTATGATGAAATTGATGAACTTAAGGCCGAAATTGAAAGATTAAAAAGAAGAAAATAACTAGAAATATATATGTCATATCATGATTCTCAAACTTGAAGAAATATGATTTTAAGCGATAGAGATCTTAAATATTATCTAGAAAAAGGTCTAATAAAAATAACACCTTTTTCGGATGAAATTATAAGAGAAAACGGAATTGATCTAAGAATTGGTTCACAATTTGCAAGATTAAGAAAAACAGATGAAGTTTTTGAAGTCGACAAAAATATTGAAGATTTCTATATTGTTACAAACTATAATCGATTTATAGTTTTTCCACATGAACATGTTTTAATGACGACAATGGAATATATAGAACTTCCTAATGACATAATGGCGTTTGTCAATCTCAGGTCCACTTTCGCAAGATTAGGCCTCTTTATTCCTCCAACAATTGTAGATGCTGGGTTTAAGGGACAATTGACCATAGAAATTGTTGGATCAGAATTTCCAATAAAACTTGAATCTGGGCAAAGATTTCTACATCTAATTTTTGCAAAAACATTAACACCAGTTGAAAATCCATATCACGGCAAATACCAAAATCAGAATAACGTTACATTACCAAAATTCGAAACTCAAACAGAAAAAAATGTAAGATCAATGTATAATAGTTAAAAAAGAGTTTTTTTATTTAATTTAAAAACGTTCATAGAATTTTTATTTTACTCCTCTTTTTTGGAGATATTCAATTAATGCCTCCTCAATCGCCTCAGTTAATGTCTTATCCTGTTCTACACAATATTTCTTTAATTTCATCTTTAGATCTTTATTTATGTTAATGCCGAAAACAACTTTTTGCTTTTCTACCTTTTGAGCCATTTTTCCTCATTTCTCAAACGTATATTATGACATATTTATATATTTTGATTTTTTGAGAAAAGCTTATTATTGACCATCTTTCTAAAAATAGAATCAATATGACTATAACTACAATAGCAATAGAAGGATTCCTAGTACTGATGGGAGTGCTAATAGCTAGTTATGTAGTTGGTGAAGTTGTACATCTTTTTAACCAAAAGCAAAATAACGAAACTTTTCAAAATGCAATAAATGAAATGACAAAAAGCACAATTTCCGCTATCGAGTCAATAAAAGACACTACTACACTTGGAGTTAATGCATTACTGAATATGGACACTCTCTCAGATGTAAATTCGTTAGCACAGAAAAAGCAAAGTTCTCAACAACAATCACAAACTAAGTAAATTATTTTTTAGACTTAGTCATATAAGTAAAAACTTTTTTTATGTCACTTTTAGTTTTTGGAACTATCTCAATTCTAATATCCGAATGTTTTGGCATTCTTTCATGAACTCTAGAATAATCTAATTTATTATTAGTAAAATATAAAATATGGTAATGAAGACCATGCGTCTTCGTCGTATATTCCTTAACACTAAAAATATGTGAATTTCTATCATGACCATAAGCATATCTTTTAAATTTCTCAAAAATTGGTATTGTTGAACTATATCGATAATTTGTGGCAATCGTGATAAAATAAGTGTAAGCGTAAAGAAAGTGAAAGCTAAAAACTTTTTCACAGTTCATATCTTCAAATGAAAACCTGACATTTAAATGTATATGGAACGTTTATATCCTTGATGTTGAAAGAGAAAAGTATGAAGAGACAAAAAAACAAGTATATAGAACTTAGAATACCTGCAAAATATAAAAATATTTTTTATGAAAAACGTGAGTTAATAAAACAGGAAATCGATAAAATACTAAATTCTCAAAGTCCATTTAAAGAAATAGAAAGTAGAGATGTATATGATGAAAGAGTATTTTTTACTGTAGATGAGCTATATTATCAAAAATTAGAAGAACTGTCTAGAAAATATAATACTAAAATAGCGAAAATTATAAGGTCTATATTCTTCCAAATAAGTTAAGTATTTTTTTATATCTGTCCTCATCTCCTTCCGAATAACTATAAATATATAAATATGTCATATTCTAAGTTTTTAACTAGGGAGTATACATGGCATCCCTCAAAGAAATAATAGATGAGTTAGGAAGTCAGGCAAAAAGTCAAAACAAAATAGTGTCAAGAATATTGAATATAAAAGGAACGAATAGAATTGTAGTTCAAATAAATGCTATACCAAACGGAAATTCTGTAAGATATTCAATGACCATACATTCAAGGAATAACTATAGGAAACAAATTGGAATAACGGCTAATGATAGTGAGGACTTAAGATTAATTAGTGAGTTTCTAAGTAAATATGCTGACTTATTGAACGAATATGTAAAGTTCAGTCCTAGAAATGGAAATAGAGTTCAAGAAGAAGAATTAGAACTAGAACAGGAAGAAGAAACACAAAAAGAGGAAAAGAAAGAGAGAAGAAGAGAAAGAAGGAATGTGGAGGAAGAGTTTTAAAACGTCATAAGTTATCATTTTTTTCATGAACGGTAATTCTCAGTTTTTAGAAAAAGTAAAGGCTCATTCATTTTTTTATAATCCTCGTGACACTGAACGTATTCTAAATATTATTATAGGAGAAAAACAAATTGATGAAAGAAAGAAAAATGAAATTTTGAGAGCTTACAAACGTGGAATTGATCAACAATATTTCTCCTCAAATTTACCATATTATAACGAAATAAAGTTCATCTCTAAAATTACTAATTTTAAAGTTAAAAATGATGAAATAATAGCAAGATTTCAAAATGGTTTCACTGCGAGTTTTGATCCTCATTTTATTGCAGATAATCCAGATGATTTTTATAATTTAATTACAAGTTACATGTTTGTTAAAATCAGAAAAGGGGCAATGAATTGGTATATATCAGATATTTATTCCATTGAGCCTCCAAATAATTATGAAATTGCGAAAGAATTATTTGATTTGGCAAATTCAGAAAAGCAAACATATGCCCTTCTTCTTCAATCTTTCGGATATAATCCAACAAAAATGGAAATTAATGATATATTTCTATTTCTTCCTAGGTTATTTCCATTATTTAAATCTCCAATTACCAAACGTCAAATTAATTATATTGAAGTTTCTAATAGAGGAACTGGAAAAACTACAACTTTCATGATCCTTCAAGAAGTTTTTAACTTTAGATATTATACAGAATCTCCGACTTATGCAAATCTGATATACGATGCAAGAAATAATATGTATGGTGCGGTGTTTTTAAGCAATGGACTCATTTTTGATGAAATACAAAATTGGAAAGAGGGTTTTAGTGCTAAAGAATTAGGCTCAATAAATGCAACTTTATCGACCGGACTAGAAAATTGTGTTTGGACCCGTGGTGCAGGAACAGAATCCAAATCTGCCACAATACAAAAATGTATTCCAATAATTTACGCAGGAAATCCATATTCAATGGTTCTTGATAAATTCAAAACTCCAGATGTTGAAGATTATCTTCAAAATTATGAAATATTTACTCCCGCAATACTCGACAGAATTCATATTATCCAATTGGCAGTTAAAAAAACTTATGAGAAAATAATAAATTCAAGAGTTTTATATCCTTCAATTTTAAGAGCACTAGTTGAACTAATTCAACAAAAAATAAATAGTATCAATAATTACATAACTTGTGATAGTTTGGAATCCAGAAGACAAGAACAAAGTATTGATATTCAAATCTTATTGCAAGCGTTAGACATAGATTTGCAAATCGGTCAAAAATCAAATGACGAAATATGTAATCAAATAATAAACTTTATGAGATTTAGCAATTTAGGGGGATGAAAATGAACTATGAAGAACTTGTAAAACAAAGTTTCAAAATGAAATATCCAGAAGATACAATATTTCCATCTGAAATTGGAATATGTTTTAGAAAAAGCTATTTTAGTAGAAAATTTGAATTTGAGAAAGCAATAAACGAAATCACATTAGATTTAGGGGAACAATATCATGAAAAAGTTGAGCATTATTTTGAAGAAAAGCTAAATTGTCAAACCGAAATTGAGATCAATGGGGAAATTGAAGGAATCAAAATATCGGGAAGAATAGACCTAATTTGTAATAATGACCTTATAGAACTTAAAACAATTTCAACTAACTATTTCCAAATAAAAGACTATCATCTTTACCAAGTTGCAATATATTACTATCTTTTACAACAACAGAATTATAAAATAGATAATATCTATATTATATATTTGAATAGGATAAATAGAGAAGTTAAACAATTTCTAATAGATAAAAAATTAATGGATGAATATATACAGAAGGCAATTGAATGGATAAAGAAATTTAAGGAATATATAAAGATGGAAGATCACAAAAATATACCACCTGTAAATTCATATTTCTGCAAGAATTGCGAATTTAAGGGAAAATGTTATGGTACACTTTTCTAAATTGAAAGTCTAAAAATATAAATGTTTTTAAACGTCATAAAGTCATATGTTCCTGAGGAGAAATGGACTCACAAACTCTACAAATTATAAAAAATATAGTTGAAGTAATAACAGAAGAAGACATATACAACATTCTAAACAATGCAATAAAATTTACTGGAAAGTTTGACATTCTTTTCTATTCAAAGAAAGAAAGAACAATAAACGGTTATTTGATGATGAGAAATAGAACTTTCTATTTTGAAATTAGATTATATAAATTCTCTGAAGATAAAGAATATACAATTGGTATAACTGTTGGAAAAATGAATACAGTAAAGAAAGTAAAGGAGGTAATCTAAATGGGATTGAGGATTATTGTGTTTAAAGCTGATGAAGACCTAATAACTAAAATGGATATGTATGCAATGAATCACAGAATGTATAGAAGTGAAGTGATAAGATTAGCGTTACAAAAGTTCTTGGAAGAAGAACTAGAAAAAGAAACAAATATGAAAGCAAAGATAGAAAAAATAATAAGATTAAAATAGAAAAAGGTGTAAGAATTGAAAGTTTCTCTAGTTTCTTTTTCAGAAGACGGAGAAAAAGTTGTGGCGATAGCATCTAAGATGTCCAGAAGTAGGAAGGGATGGGAACATCATGAAAAAGACATGACTAAAGAAGAAATAGAGACATGGATCAAGGATGCAATTTTGCACGGATATTGGTCAGTTCTAGAACACTCAGTTTATACTTTCTCCATAGAGGATATATCCCGTGTTGCTAGTCATCAATTGGTCAGGCACAGGATAGCCTCTTATACTCAGATGAGTCATAGATTTGCTAAGCCAATTGATGAATATTTCAAACCAATAATTCCGCAATCTGCAGAAAAAAGGACCAAAGGCCTAATTGAAACTGCATATAGACAAATTTACAATTACTATTATGCACTTCTTGAAAACGGTGTACCAGAGGAAGACGCTAGATATGTCTTACCAAATGGCGTGAACACTAACATTGTAGTAACCATGAACGCTAGAGAATTGTATAATTTCTTCAGTTTAAGACTGTGTAGTAGATCACAGTGGGAAATTAGAAAAATAGCGTGGCTAATGTTGGAAGAAGTTAAAAAAGTCCATCCGATTCTATTTAAATTCGCAGGACCAAATTGTGTAATACATGAGAACTTTGTGAGCTATGAGCCTGTAACTGTAGAAAGTGTACTAAATTCGACATCAATGAATTTCGTTTCAAAAAGATGTATAGAAGGCGTTCCAAGAGAAAAAATAAAAGATTGCATCTTGAACGCAAAAACGTAAAGATGAAAATAGTTTTCTTTTCAAGTAATCCGGGACATGTGGCGCTACGCCAGATGTCCCTTCATCCTTGGCGCTACGCCTATGAAACATTTTATAACTGACAAATTTAAAACTTTCTATCAAAAAAAGTGACATAGAAAAAATTACATTATAAACACAAAGTCATAAAGATAAAAATATTTTTAAACGTCATATAAATTATCGTTAAATGAGGTAGATAAGTTATGTCAAAATATGAGCAAATCATATTAAGTTTGAAAGATGCAATAAGAGATTTAGAAAATGCAAAGTTAGAATTAAGAGAAATAATAAGAATAAACAATGAAATAGATGAGAATTATGAAGATTATGAATTTGAAAAAAGAATAATGGAAATGATAAAAGATATACAAGACGAAATTGAAGAAATAATTTACGATTTAAGCTAAAAAAAGAATAGAATAAAAAAATTACTGTTTCAAGTAAATGCGTTTTTTCTGCTTTCCTGTTTCTGGGTTAATCTCTTGTCTTATCTCTATTAGGCCTTTTTGTTGTAGTCTATAAAGTCTTCTTATTAATATGGAAGTATATCTACTTGCCCACGTGAATCTTTCTAAGATCTCACTTTGCCACACTGATCCATTATTCTTTAATAGAAAATCGATTATTTCCCTTTCTTTTTTGCCTAACTTTATTTTTGTCATTTTTAATCAACCCTACTTGTAATAGGCCTTGGATGTACAATTAAATAAAACTTTCTTGCAGGCAGGATAAATTCATTTTCACCATGATCAGGACTATTAATTTGTACTTTTGTTTCCTCATTAGTAAATAAGATTATTGAGACACCGGGCCTTGTATAGGGTTCATATGCTAAAACATTTTTATCAAATTTCAATTCATGATTGTATATCGTGCCACTGCTAACTTCTCTAAACTGATATACATCCGCATATTTTGGCATTGGAATACTGAATATTTGCAAATGACCTTGTTCAGCAAATTGCTCAAACTCATATAGCTGACCTTTTCTATACTTATCAAAAACGTTAAAAGAATAGTTATCATATGTAATTAATATTTTTGTATTCTTGACATTCAGAATATCCAATGATTTCAATATAAAGTTTTTCATTTCTTCTAAATCTCTGCTAATCTTTCCCCTGAAACTCAAACTAAACAATGGAGAAAATGGCGTATGATATATACCTTTGACTTCTTTAAGTTGATCTCCATTAAATTCAAAACATCCGTTGAATGTGAGACCTGACCTTGAAATATAACTACTGCAGTCTAGTTTATCTTGATAAGTTAAACTTATTTTCTCTACTTGCCCAAATTTAGTCTTCAGCATGAAAACAGTAGGCAAGTATCTTAGTTGTCTTAATGTTCTAACTTCAACTAGAGTATTTTCAGCTTGAGAAAAAATCTCAGAAAGAGATTCCTGAGCCAACTCAGACTCGATAACCTGAGTGGACTCAGGCTGAACATTTTGGATATTTTCTTCCGACATATCAGGTCTAATATACATCTGTACTTCTTAACTTTTAAAGTTTTCTCTAAATCTCTAGATCTCTATCTTTCGCTATTTTTACCGTCTAGTCCCTTACTTACAAATCCCCCTTAATTCTGAAATAATAAAACAGAAATAACAAAAATTATTGAAGATTAAATAATCTATTCTAACTTTCTTGATTATTATATTTTCTTACATATAGAACTTTTCCATGAATTTTTAATACTCCAGTTCTATCAAATTCTGATAACGCATCAAGATATTCCTTATGAGTTTCGAAAATATAGTCCGTTCTGTTATGCATACTTTCTAGGATTTTTTTCTGTTCATCAGTTAATTTATGCGTTATAACCATTTTTTATCATCTGCAAATTAACATATATTATATGACAAATATAAATCATTCGAAACCTCTAAGTTTTTAAAATTACGAAAAAGATTAATCTTGATAATATTCTACTATAAGTCTATCTATTGTTATGTCATTTTTTGTTAAAATATTTATAATTTCTCTAGGCTTTTTAATTAACAATAAGAATAACTCATCAATATTTTTAACTTCTAATTTTTCATATGGGATAAAATAAACATTAAAAATTCCACGGTCATCTATATGTTCAACGACACAAGATTTTTGTTCATAATCGGAAACATGACAATTATACTTTTTTGTAAAAATAATTTCAAAATAATTATTATGTTTCTTAATTGTTATATCTCCAAGTACATCATCACGATTTTCAAAAGACATTATCTCACCGAATTTATCTTTTACAAATAACGAATTTACCATAATAATGTTTTTCTACTACTTCAATCTTATTCTTTGGACATTCAATTTCATCATTTTCTCTTAAACTTAATGTATAAAAATGATCACAATCATTAGTAACGACTGCAAATTTATTACAAACATCAATAACTAACAATTCACGATGTTCTTCTTGACATTCATACTGCATATTACAACCAAAATCTCTTAATTTAATTGAAACTACCATATTTCTTCTCACCAGTAAATCATGTTATTCTTTATGACAAATTTAAAAGTATCTTTATTTTTCTATCTTTCAATTTCTTTAACTTCTAGTAACTTTATCTCAAACCTGAAAAAAAATATTGATAGAAATATAAGATAGAAAATATAAAAATAATTAAAACAAAAAATTAAAAAGTTAAAATCAAAAAAATAAAAAATTAACTTTATTTGGGTACAATTTCAATTCGATCATTACTCATAACAACCTGAAAATGCTCACAATCGGAAATTGACATTGATTCGTTGGAAAAAAGTACATGTCCGCATTTTTTACACTTAATGTATATATACTTACCCTTCTTTTCGAGTATTACACAACTCATATTTCTCCCTAGTTTTATACTATGTCTTCTCCCCTTAATAAATCTTTCTTTACCTTTTTATCTTTGCATCTCTCGTTATTTTTAGCGTTTTGTCCCTTACTTTTAAATCTCTCTTCATTTCGAAATAATAAGACAAAAATAAGAAAAATTAAGCATAAAAATAGAAATATGAATCAAAATAGAATAAAAAAATAATTGAATTAATATAGATCTATGCTTTCCCATCCTTTATGATAAGTAAAGACATATAATTTTGCATATTTCTGAAATTTGCCTTGAAAATCGTCACCCCATTCAAAAAGTATAACAACGGCTTTAGATTTTGGTATTATGCCATATTCTGTTTGATCAGTAGTAGGATAATCATATACACTATGAAGCTCAAATATTTCTGCATCGCCGTATAAAATTCTAAATTTCCCATAATCTTTGAAACTATTACCTGGTCTTTTCCATTCTGGAAGAACAAGAATAAACCTTGCTTCATGTATACTTTCTTCTTTACCTTCTTGAAGTACCTTTTTAACCAACTTTACTATTTCCTCCTCATCTAATTTTTCTTGACTTAACTTAATTATATCTTGACCCAACTTATCTTCTTCTCGACTCATTTTTTTCTCCCCATCATACCATATGTAACTATAAGTATATAAATCTTTCTCTATCTTTTTACCTTTGCATCTTACGATAGACCATCATAAATTTAGTCTACTTAACTCTAAAAATCCACAGAAAACTTTATATATCTAAATCTCTAAAGCATGTATGTGATAAAAATGGGCTTAGAGGAGTTTGAAAATTGGGAACAGAACGTAAGTTATATAGTTAAAAAAATTTCAAAGCAAGAAATTAGAAATTTATTAATGTCCTTTTTTGAAATGAATGAAGTACCAGAAATTTTAGCAATAAGTAGAGAAAAAATAAGCATCAACGCATTCACATTGTTAAAGAAAAAATTATTCAAATTCGAAATAACATTTTTGCCTAATAATAATAAAACTGAAATGATATTAAGACTAAAATATGGAAAAACAAAAATTGAATGCACAGAAAAAATAAAAATAGCAGAGAAAAACGACTGCTTAGAAATATATTTAAGCGAAACAAAACAATATCTATTTTCAATTTATTTTTAGCTTTAAAATTAATTCTATTTTTTTATACCTGATTTTTTTCAACTTCAAGATAATATATTAAATCATTCTTTTTTTATCTCTTTTTATCTCTAACTTGAGAAAAATTAAGCATAAAAATATGAAACATAGAATTAAGCATGTAAAAAATAGAAAAACAAAAAGATTAACTTAAAATTAAGAAAAAAAATATTACTCTAAATGCATCCTTCTATAATGATCCACTATTTCATAAATCATATCGTCAATTGTACTTGTTAGTCTAGTATATACCGGCCTTTTGATAACGTATTTAGTATTATCAAACTCATATTCCACAGTAATATAATACAAACTTCCACTAAAACCGTCTGGCTCTAAGGTCAATATTGCCTTATTTACTTTTATGGACTCTGGAAAATCGTGGAACATTTTGATTTCTTGTATTACCTTTTGCGTTATATCTTGAATTACCTTATACATCTCTTGACTCATATCTTCTATCACCAATATACCCTTCTCTTCTCTCCTTAATAAATCTTTCTTTACCCTTTTACCTCTTTACCTTTTTAACTCTTAACGTTACCTCTCT